ACCTTTCTGGGAAAGTTATAGAAAAATTCCTACTTCGATGAGAGTTGTATCACAATCAAAAAAGCTTGCAAAAGCCGAATTTATGAAACTGAGCAGAAAGACACAGGAAAGACTACTTCAATGCCTTGAGGCCGATATAAGGGCAAGATCAAAGCAATTAAAGAATGATAACTTCACTCCATTGTTTCCTGATTGTTTTCGTTACATCAAAAATGGTCAATTTGAACAATACCTATTGACAGCCGTTAAGAAACCCACTACATTAAAAAAACACAAAAACACCCCTTTTTGACACCCCATGAATGAAGAATTACACCCTTTCGCACAAGAAATTGCGAATAGCGAATCTACAAAAAGATTTTTTGAAGGAATTGAAAGAGCCATAAAGCACGACATGGCTAATGGCATGACAAGAAAAGAATCTATTGCAAGATTAATCAAAAAATAAAAATGCAAAATTATAAAAGATCCGCTATTGATCGTGAGGTCACTTTCAATGCACCTATCCACATCTGTTATGCCTGTAACGATACAGGAATAATTCATAATTCTGATGGGTTAATAAACAACCATATGCCTGATTATGACATTGATGATCAAGGCAGACGTTGTGGTGGACATGATTTAGCTCTCATATGTTACTGTGCTTCAGCTAATGCCCAGACCGATATAGATGGTCAAATAATCAAGCATGGATTTAGAGATACTGACGGCTCCATAAGAAATAACTATGGTGTCAACATTGATATGGATATTGTCAGAGAGATCCATACCATGAGAAAAGACAGTTGGGCTAAAACTGCAAAGCTTATGAATAAGGTTATAAAAGAAAACATCAAAAACCAAAAAGCTTCACTTCCTCCAGAAGTACAAAAAGTAAAAGATCAACTATCAAACTTCGCTATCAAATCATTATGAAAAACTACAACTCACCAACAGTTCGTGAATATTTAGAACAAAAAAAAGAACTAAAACAAAAAAGAAATCAAACTATTCTTCAGATGAGGCAAGAAGGTTATTCTCTACAAGCAATAGGTGACAAGTTTAATTGTTCTAGAGAATGGATAAGACTTATCCTTCAAAAAGAATTTAAGGTCACTGGAACTGTAAAATTTATTTCAGAAGAAGAAGTAAAGAAAAATGAATATACTGCAAAAGATATTTCTGAACTTACAGGTCATTCTGTATTTATTTTAGGTGTTATGACTAGAAAAGGTCATTTTCCAGAACCTACAAGGAAAGTTACCGAAAAATCTGTTCATCTTGGTATTGATAGATGGTTTTGGGAAAAAATTATTATTGAAAAATATATAAAAATTAAAATTAAATATTTAAAAATACAACTTCAAAATGCTATAAATCAAAGACTTGCCCCACCTTGTCCATATAGCTTTAATCATAAAAAAGTACAAGAACTTTATAAACTACTATCATCTCTTGATACCGACTTTTGGAAAGGTAATCTTGTTTATAAATCACTTAATAATTTAGAAGTCATGAAAGAATTTAACGGACTTATAAAGCCTGTAAAATATATTCCCTATGATTATTCAAAATATGTAAACCGAAAAAGTAGGGGTGAATACCACAAAGAAGGTTTATATACGGCTTATGAAACAGAAAAAATTACTAAAATTTCTAGAACTTCAATGTACAGATATAGAAACTTAGGTTTTCTTAAAGAAGGCACGCATTTTATAACTGGTGATCATTACTTTTATAGAACTATGTATTATCCAGAAAAAATGAAACAGGCCATGATTGATGCTGGATATGATTTTTTACAGGCAGCCAGAATAATAGAAGCTAAAGCACTTTCTAAAAAAGGTAAAAACTAATGACTTTTTACAACACCATCAATGAAAACCCTAACGAATTAGCTAGGTCACACACTAAAGCTAAAACTCAAGAGCAAAAGATCATTAATTGTTTTAACCAATATGAAACACCACTCAGCCCTTCAATGGTTCTTAATATCTCAGGGCTTAACTGTCCTATAACATCAATAAGGCGAGCTATGACAAACTTATCTGATGATGGAAAACTTGAGAAAACTGAGGAATATGTAATCGGTAACTATGGCAAAAAGGAACATCTTTGGTGCTTACCAAAAAAACCAGAGTCTTTTAGTCAATCAACTTTACCTTTTTAAAAAAAAATAATATTTACAAGTCTCAAAGGGTTAAAATAATACATTTGATATGCAAAATTGCCGTAAAAGATATTTACTACTATACTAAAAAAAGCAAATAAAAAACCCTTCTTTGGTCTGTCAACCTTAGAAGAGTAGTTTTGCTTTAAAGCTACCTAAGTACCTTAACTTCATGGTAGCTCCAATTTCCCTTTATGGAGCATTTCCAATGGTTTATTCCACAAACTTTAATACCTCATACGAGATTAAAAACTATCCAGAACTTCAGCCTATAATTGAAAAAGCTGAAGAGCATTTAAAATCTGATCCTAAATTTGCAAAAAAACTTGGTGACAGTGTTTTTCAAAATACTTTTGACATTCATCATCAAATTACAAAAGATCTTCAACCTCGTAAAATAAAAATTGGTGATTTGTGCCAAAGTTACAAATACGAAACTACTGCACAACAAATTGATCCTAAATCTGTTAATGATATTTTATTTGGGGCAGATGGTTTAATTAAAAAGAAAGGTGGTGGAAGATTTCCATATTTGATGGAAGATATTGAAGTTGCAGAAGTTAGAACAGGAACTTTTGAAGTAGATGGCCCTATTATTTCGTCTGGAAGAAATAGAGTTTTAGCTTTGCAAATTCTTTTACAAGCTGCTGGAGCTACTGAAGAACAAATAAAGGACTGTGAGCTAAGAGTAAATTTAGTAAAAATGAATAGCCATGAAGAGTTACAAAGAAGGATTATTTCTGCTAATACTGGTTCAAGAACTTTTAGTAGAGCAGAGATTAGAGAAAGAGAGGGTGCAAGAGGCGGTGTTGTTCTTTTAACTAAAGAAAAAATTAAAGACACTATAGTTAATGCTATAAATCAAAAAGCTTTCAGTGCAGCTTTAGGAGCTTATTTAAAACTTTCAGCAGCAGAATTAGGTGATAACTATTTAACTTCCTCACAGTATTCAACTGCTGGTACTAATTTGTGGAATAGGTTAAGCAAAGAGTTCAGACCAAATAACGGAACATTTTATGCTTACGTTAAATCAAACATAAAACATTTTTGCACCATTGCTGAACAAGCTGAAGCTCTTTTGCCAATAGCAATAAAAAAAGTTCAAGAAGATTTATCTGCTGGTCAAAAATCTATTAAATTAGCTAAAACTTTGTTTGAACCTATAGCTCATACATTAAGAACAGAAATATCTTAATTGTTGCTATTTTAAAATATATTGTACTGGTACACAATTTTATATTATACTAGTACAGTATATTAAAAATCTTTATGAGTAAATCAATAACTAAAGAAAAACAAGAAAAAATTATTTCTTTTTTTAAACAAGGTAAAAGTATTAGATTTATTGTAAAAAATGTTCCTGCACACTTTAATACAGTCAAAAAATATCTAAATGAAAACTCTTTAGAAAAAAAAGAATTATCAGTTAATGGTAAAAAAATATTATCTAGGCAAAAGAAAATTAAATTTGATGAATTTGAACTAATAAAAAATCAAGTACAAAAAGATCAAAAATTTTTCTCTAACCTAAATGATCCTCTTACTGGTTGTGGTAGACACGCACTGGCTAAAGCAGCTAAAGAGGCTAATCAAACAAGTAATTATAGTAAATCTTTAATACAAGCTATAAACACAGCAGAGCAACTTATAGCATTATTTAAAGGACAGCAAGAACTACTAGGATTTAATGAAAAAAGACTTTGAAAAGTTTAATTCTGACCGCATTGCCGCAGCTAAAAAACGTATTGATGACCTCTTACTACTAATCCGCAACTGGGAAAAACAAAAACCATGAACAGCCTTACAGTCTATGATCCACTACAAAAACAACACTACAGAATTATCAATGGTGTTAGACATTGGCAACAGCCAAGACCTAAAGAAAAATATAGTAAATTTACAAAAACACTAGATTAACGCTACATTTAAATTAAATAAAACCATAATCCCATAGTGGCTAACGGCAGAACTAATAAGAATGAACACGCTTTTAGAGTTAATAAAGTAGCTAAGCTTTTGTCTACTGGTACTACTAGATCAGAGATAATACAGATTGCTTCGGATGAGTGG